CTATTTTTTCCAATGCTTTTTGATAAATTGTTCTCTCCCTCCGGCCTCTTCTAAAGCATACCGAGCTGGATCTTTTTTATAGAAATCTTGATGGTAATCTTCAGCCAAATAGAAAGGCTTTGCTGGTTCAATACGGGTTACAATTGGATCTGAAAACTTATTTGAATCTTCTAAAGATTTACGTGATTGTTCAGCAATTTCTTTTTGTTCAGGTGAATTATAGTAAATAACTGGTTGATATTGACTGCCGCGATCTTGAAACTGTCCCATAGCATCAGTTGGATCAGTAACTTGCCAATAAATATTAACTAAATCCTCATAAGATAGTTTATTTGGATCATAAGTAATGCGAACCGCCTCAGTATGCCCAGTTAATCTCGTACAAACTTGTTCGTAAGTAGGGTTAGGCACGACTCCACCGGTATAACCTGATTCTACCTTTATGACACCAGGATATGTATCGAAAGGAGCAACCATGCACCAGAAACATCCGCCAGCAAAGATAGCTGTGTCATAGTGCGAATTTTCATTGTTATCAAGGAATTTAACGTCTTTCATAGTTTTCACTAACTTTCTAAAAAAATCAATATTTATCAAAATTGTGGTACTTTTGTGGTACTTTTAGAAAAATTATTTTTCTATATACTTTTATAGTGTTTTACTTTTTTTTGGGGGGCATTTGGGGGCAGAGTTTACAAAACCAAAAAAAGCTTATATACTTATCTTAACATCTAAGAAGTATATAAGCTCTATCCTTGTCACTAGTTCTTCCCACTAGTGGCTTTTTTATTGCTCTTGTTCATAAGATTCTTCGATTGCAGCTAGAACATCTTTTAAAAAGTTCCCTGAAACATGGTCAATTTTTTTCCATTTTCTAGCACTTAGATCAAGCGTTGTTTCTTGTTGAACTTCAGCAACTCCATAAACTTTTAATCCTTTAGGTAAAGGGATATGTAAAGGAAACTTATTGTCTGTTGTACTAATTGGCACAACTTTAACTAATGATCGTGTAAGTCGAGTAAAATCATGATTAGATACAACTAAAGCTGGACGGTTTCCTTTTTGTTCGTGCCCTAAACTAGGATCAAACCCAATGATAATAATATCACCTTGGTTAATATCTATCGCCAATATATTCACCTCCTTTCTATTAGTGATATTTTTACCATTTAATTTCTTTTCCTACTGGTTCTCCCCAGTCAGCTTCTTTTGATTGACCAGGATGTTCTCTTTCCCACTTTTCCCAGTATGCTTCGTAATCAAATCCTTCAAAGCGTTGGGCTAATTTACTTTCTTTTTTCTTTTTTAAAATCAATTCTTTATCTTTTATTTCAACCTCAAAGGTTGCTTTTTCAGAAGTAATTCCAAGATCTTTTAATATAGCTTTAGAAAGCCTTATCCCCTGTGAATTACCCCATTTCTGTAATACGATTTCCATGCGACACGCTCCTTTTAAATACTATATCCTCTCTATATTTATAAGTATATACTATTGTATATACATTTACAACAAAAAAAGCCACTCCAGAGAAGTTAATCTCCAGAGTGGCTTTTCAACTGTTTTAAATTTCCTACTTAAAAGTTCCCCAGGCTTCATTACCAGCACGACATACTAAGTAACCGTATCCTTTTGATCGAGGTTGTCTAATCCAGACATATCCATCGTGTCGGCTATAAGCATCATACTTAACTTCTGTACCTGCTGGAAGTTGAGCAATGATCCTAGATGAAGTTCTAGCTCCATATCTAAGATTAATTGCTCCTCCAGTCACGAACGTACCCTTTTCAGAGTACCAAACATCTCCAAGTTCATCAGTCCATTTCTTAACTTCAGGACGTGGCTTTGTTTCTGAAATTACTGGTTGTGAGGTAGGTTTTCCATTAGCATTAGGCTTGGCTAATTTTTTCCAACCTTCACGGGTTGTGTTAACTACATTGCGATCCATATCGCCACCAGTAAACTGCCAGATGGTATAAGTTGGCCAAGGCGCAACACTAAAACTTGCAGCTGGTAAAGTCCAACTGTTCCAATTCATAGTAGCGTACCAAGCCACCCACAGACCACAATTTTTCGCACAATTTCCTGCTTCAGAAAGTGAGGCTTGGCCAGTATAGATAAGTGGCCAAACGCCAGATAATTCGTGGAACTTATCAACAAAATTTCTACACCAGTTTGGGTCTTTACCGAATTTAGGATTTTGATAATCTTCCCAATCTAAAGCGGGAACTGCTTCGCCAATGTAATTCTTGATATTTTTATAGAAATAATTTGCCTCGACAGCAGGATCGCCACCGCCAGCATAGTGATATACACCAAGCATTTTTCCAGCTTTCTTCGCAGCCTGATAATCGGTATCACAATACGGGTTTATGTAGTAAGTTCCTTGAGTAGCTTTGACCATAGTTATATCAGTACCACTTTGAGTTGCAAAACTTCTAGGACTTCCACTATATACATCAACCATCTTAAGCATTATTTTTTTCCCCTTTTTCTATTTCTATCTTTTCAACTGGCTTATACTGACCAGTTATTGTTCGCATACTTTCGACAGCATTCTTAGTCTGTTTCATAGTAGTAACCGACTTCTCAATTTCGCCTTTAATGTACGCTGCCGATGGATGCGGTAAGTGCGCCATGTCTAAGATAGCAGTCAAGTAATTAAAGGCGTTTACCAGCTTTTCCTGACCTGATCCGCCTTCTTTGTCAGTTTGAAAAACAATTGCTCCTGCGGATCTAGCGATCATTTGTTCAGCCTTGGCTAATGCGTCCCCCTGCAGTGCTTTTTTGTCAATTTCAATTTTGTGCTTTGAATAAAAATAAAAGATTATTGTCACAACTACTGATAGAACAACGACAACTAAGTCTGTAATCTGTCCTAAACTCATTTTCTGTCCTCTTTTTCTTTGAAATCATCTATTTTGTTTTCTAACCGTTTAACCTTTTTGCGCAACTTGTCATTTTCTGCATCAATTTCATCAAAAGCTTTTTCACTTGCGAGCCAACGATTTCTATATAAATCTCGGTCAGCTCTTAATTCCTCCTTATCATCTTTTGATACATCATGATTTAGTTTGCGCAAAGCATTCCAAGCAGTTATTCCTGCTACAACACCAGAGATGAGAAGTGCTATTTCACGGATTAAGTTGGCCCAGTCTTGCACTTCCTACCACCTACTTTCGTCGTTTAACTGTCTTAGAAAATACTGCTAAATACTGAATGACTAATAACCAGCCCACAATTGCTACAACTGATAGCAATCTACTATAGTCATGGAAAACTAGAACATGCCCTAGTTGTAGAACGACTATCATCATCAAGAAGAATGCAGCACAGGAAAGTAAAACAGCATTAACTAGCTGACTCTTCCCCCCAGCAAAAACGAACACAATTAATCCAATCCCAACAATTATTGCAAAAGCATCTACTAAATCGCTATTAAAGAACCACTGCCATTCTGGTGGCCAATAAAAAAAGGAGTCGTTCACTAATAGAACGATCCCCATAGATGTTAGCAGCAATCCAAGAATTAAATGCAGCAAATTAGGTTTGGCTGTTTGCCACAGTTGTTTGATTTCCTGCAACATAATCGTCACCTGTAATTCTCTTATAACCTGCTGCGTCAAAAGTTCCTTGCTCTACGAAACCAGCAATTGTCGAATTAGTAAAACACCCATTATCTAAGGAAGACTTGCACAAACTTTCGAGATTGGAATAAATAGAGCTAAAATCGAAGTCAAACATTATTCAGCACCCTCTTCTTTCTTGGTCTTTTCAGTTTCATTTGAAGTGTTAACTGATTTGGAAAGCTGTTGGACCATTGGTACAAGTTGAGCAAGAACTGCTGTAGTCTGTGCTTGTCCCTTTTGTACACCCGTTAGCGCTTGAACAAGCTTGTCGTTCTTTTCAGCATCTGCGATTTTATCCTGTTCATAGATCTCCATCTTCTTTTGAATTGTTTCGTTATTTGCTTGTAGTTTGGCAATTAATGCTGGCTGTGACTTACCGCTGTTCTCAACCCAACTATGAGTTTCATCGTTCCAGACAGCATCTACTAAGTCTTCGCTTGGTTTCTCTGCGTGCCAGCGAAAAGGTAAATCTACTGGACTTAACTCCCCAGGAAAAGGAATTGCCAAGTGGTGCAATTCGATGTTTGAACTCGTTGGATCTGAATAATAATAAAAATTAATTTTTCCGTTACTTACAACTTCGTTCAATAATTTTGAAAAATTTTCTACTTCCATAATTTTTCTCCGATAAAAAAACTTAGATAAACTAATTAGACTGCTTGGTTAAGATATTTGTACCACTTGCCCCAATTAGTAGGACTAGATGACTTTCTGCCGTACATATTATCGCCTTCATAGAGCGTCTGATAAACCGTATTCTCATCAAATACTGTTACCTTGACATAAATCCAGTGAGCATTATCAGTTGGATATGGTCCATTTTGAATATAACAATTTGCTAAACGATAAATTCCAGTACTCCTCAAGTCATTAATATTGACGGTTGTGTTGTTAAATTCACCTTGCGGAGAGTTATAGTCAACACGCCGTTTCAAATTCATTAATTCTGTTCTTAAAGTACTTAAATTAGTATTCAACGCATTAATTGCCTCTGCAAATGGACTTAGTGCTGATTGATCTACCAACCATTGAGCATTCAAATTCTCGACACCATGTTGAGTTTCATGATTATTAGCAACATCGTAATCCCTTACTACAGTTACTTTTAAATCATCTTTCCAAGCAACGTCTTTAGACCAAACAGGCTTAGTACCATTACCACCGATTATTCTAGCTCGTGGATTATGATAGGAAACATTAAGTACACCCTTAGTATCTCCACCACCGAAAACAATACCTGATGAAAAATCCCCCATAGTGTTACCAGAGCCATCGGTTTCGTCTCTAAAAGAAACTAAGGCAGCTAGTCCATTGTCTTGACCGATAATATCATTCCACGTATTACTGCCATTAACATGCCTAAATAGAGTTGGATTGTTAATACCCGTATTCATCACATTAGCCCAGTTGGTTCGTCCGGTAAATTGCCCGTCAGCCGTAATAGCTGCCCGTTCAGTTCCATCTTTATCACGTATAGATATGCGGTTAGAATTATCGTCTCCAAGTTGAATGGCTAAATCTAGATTGTCAGAGGAATTGTTATCGCCAAAAATTTTTACATAGTCTGTAGCACCATTCCATTGAAGACCGCCAATATTGCCTTCCTGAATATTAGGTCCAGCATTAGTTCCTTGCCATAAAATAGTGCTTCCTTTAGCCATCTCGCCGCCACCAAGCGGCAGTCGACTATTTACTTCATCGATGTTTGCTATTCTTTTCCACCCAGTCCAAATATCGCCATTCTTATTGTTTAACCAGTACGTACCATCTTGATCTATAACCGTAACAGAACCCCAACCATCAGGCCCAACTAGCCTTATGGCAAAGAACCACTGCTTGTTGCTCATTGGCGGTAAATTCTTAACGTTTTCGCCATTACCATTCCAAAAACTAATTTTGCTACTTGTTAAATGGCACAAATCATCGTCCGCTGCACCAGCCTCGATAGGCAGTTTTGCATTGATAGCATCAGCTAATTGACCAATTACTAGTTGATCTACTGGCCAACGTGAAAAGTTACCATTGCTATCGAAACCAGCGTTTTCGTCCAACGTCCCACTCTTATTCGCTACATCATAGCTGATAAGAGTTGTAGCTTTAAGTTTAGGCAACGTTACTTCGCCATTACTATCTGCCGTGTGACCATTTACTGATTTAACTTGACCAGCAATTTTGCTATTGACTTCGTCTTTGGTGTAAGTGGTAGTTTTATCTGCTTTTTTACTTAGTTCGCCATCGACATAACTCTTGTCAGCTTTAGGCAAAATTCTATTATCGACTTCGTCCTTGGTGTAAGTAGTAGCTTTATCTGCCTTTGTCTCGAGTTGCTGATTTACTGCACTTTTATCGGCTTTTGTGTCGAGCTGTTGTTCAAGATTTTGATGATAAGTCTTATTTTCTTGCTTATAATCGTTTAGATTTTTAAGAATTTCAGCATCTTTGTCGTTGAGCTTAGATACGGCATCTGAAACTTTAGCATCAATTTCAGCCTTGTTATATGTATCTTTCTTGAGATATACATCATCTGGACTGACTTGTACAGTTACCTTATCTGTTCGGCCTATTACCAAATACATCAAAAAATCGAACTTGAAAAGCATTTGTTCTCTAAAATCAGGAATATATTCTGGAGTTTTTGCAGTTGCGACACCGTATAAAATTTCGCCTTTTCCAGGCTCTTTTGCATAAACACCGACAGTGTGAACATTATAACCAGTATTCAAATTCTGATTATCAAAAGTCATTCTGATACCTAAAACGGTGTCTGGATTATCAGTAGTGTCAACTACATCACTCAGGCTTACTGATTGTTGAATACTCGGTAATTGAGTTAAGTTTTGAAGTTCTTCAATTGTCTTTTCTGATAAGTTCTCTGTAGAAGAAACACCTCTAGTTAGTTGAAAAGTTGCTGCACCCTTGTTAGCTCTTCTAGCTAAATCAATACCAGCATTAGTTAAAATCGTTTTATTATATTCTGACATTTCATCACCCCACTAGTTAAATACTTGGCTAGGACTTGCTTTTGCTATACCTGTTGCCTTTACCACGTTGCCAATTCCTAGGTTTAAATTATCTGAAACCTTTGCGGTATTCAGCAAAATCTTAATTTGATACAACAAATTGGCTGGAAGATATACATTCAACAGGTATTTTAAATATTCGATCTGATTGCTGGTAATTTCAGCAGATTTAGCAGTTGCTATAACGGCTCTAGCTCCATAGTTAACATCAATTTTTACTTGTAAATTGACATTATCAAGCAGATTTCTAAAAAATCCAATTGTTATAGGTCTTGGCGGTAAAACGTACATCAATACCTTGTTTCTGCGCATTTCTAAAGTGTCGTTTTCGTCAGGTACTATCCCCAGTTGACTTTCAAAGAGAGATATTCCCTTAGCATCAGCAGTTGAAACAAATTCATTAAGCAGAGTACGTAAATGACTATCTTCTAAATCTTTTAGCGTTAAGCTTTCTGATTTTAGTAGCTCTTCCATTTCATACACGCCTTGATAATAATCTGGCATGTAATTAAGGAGTTCATACTTATTGCTATTGTTCATTGATGGTCACCGTCCCAACTACTGGCAATTGTGACTTTTCATTGTTGAAAATAAGATCAATATCCGCATCTTTGCCGTTAAGTGAAGGAAGCTTAGCATTGACAACTCCCTCGGTTAACATGACTTGTGACAAAATTTTAGAACGATAAATAGTTTCTTGATAGCCCCTACCAAGTTTTTGATTGATATCTGCCCAATCCTCTCTCAAAGATTGGAAGTATCCCTCAACCGCCTTGGTAATGCTATCTTTCACATACCGTGTTACTTTTGTATCATCAAGCTTTACTGAAATATCAACATTTACAATTAATTTTTCAGGAGCAGTTACAGTCACAGAATGGTCAATTGGAGCTAATCCATAGCCCTCTGCTTGTTTGTCTTCTGGATCAAGTGTATTTTTAACTTTCTGTACTAAACTAGCACTAGCGGGCATTAAATCATTATTCAAAATAACTACTTTAACAGTACCGCCACCATTCCAAGTCGGATAAATCTGTGCAGCTCCAACCTCATCAATATTGCTTGTCATATCCAGATAATCAGCAACATTACCACCGTAAGCAATCCAGCTTTGAGAGCTTAGCAATCTTGCTCTTAGGTGGTCGTCACTTTCTACATCCCTTGCAGGAGCAATAATTTCTGTGATTTCTGCCCATGAAAGCAAATCATTAGGAGTTACTGGCAAAATTTGCCCGATATAGCTATTAGCACTAGATCCTGCTGTCTCTGCTGTCAATTCAATTGTTAGATCAGAATTGATTTTTGTCACGACATAAAAAATAGGCGAGTCGCCAATGCTGGCAAACTTATCGCCTATTTGAACATTATCTAATGGTTCTTTCTTATCGTTTAAAACTTTTGCTTTAGCTTCTGTTTGAGTAGCAGGATATCGACTTGTTCCATGTTCAATTGCTCGATAATCTAAGAACTCTCCAGAAGCTGTTTTGATGTAAGTTTCTTTAATTACGTTAGCCATATCTAAGGATTGCTGACCCATAACTAACGCAGCAGGTGCTAAAGCATCATAAATAATTGATCCTTCTCGCTTATCGACATTATCGGGTACAGCATCAAGCATTTTTTTCAAAAAATAATCGTAATCCTTACTTTGAAATTCGTCAATTAATTCATTCGGGCTCACTTAATGCTAACCTCGCTTTCTATAGGTATAGTTCCATAAGTTGTTTCGCATTCCCCAGCAAGAGTTAAGGTGTTAGGGCTAGTTTCATCAATGCTAGTTATTTCAACTTTGATAACTCGTTCATCAGCTAGCAGTGCCTCTTTGACCATTCTTTCTGCTTCAACTCTGGCATAACCCATGTCTTTACCAAGTAAATCGTTTAAGTCATTGCCATATTGGTCAGTGTAAATTGGAAAAACAAAGCGTTCTGTTTTCAAAATTTTGTCTACCGCTTGAACCATAGCACCTAGGCCATCAAACTTATTTCTTATTCTCCCATTGGCGATTTGAAAAGTTAGTGTTGGATTTTGATTTTCTTCATTATCCAATGCTAACCACCTTCTCTCTCAAATAGGTAAAATTGTTGACCACCGTCAGCACGAATCATAGTTACTTTATCGCCTACTTTTAAAGAATTATCGAAAGTAAAAGTAGCAGGCTTAGTTGTTTTTTCTATTTTAGGCTTTTCTCCATCTTTGTCTTTCTTTTCTTCGCTAGTGGTTAAGCTACCACTCATAGAAAAGCTACCGATATGCTTACCCAAAACAATAAAATTATCGTCAATAATCATTGAGTTAGAAATTTGCACTTTCAATGGAGCTGTACTGATGACACGACCATAGACTACATCGGAATACTCGGAGTCACTACCGCCCCGTTCAGTCAACATTTTTATAAGCTGTTCTCCTGCCATTTTGTACCTACTTTCATTTCCAAACTGCAAGTATAATCTGTACCAAAGTTATGAGTTGCCTTCAAAATAGGACAATTCGTCCAAGTTTTGCCAAAGTCTTTAATTTTGACATTAGCACCAGCGCCAGCAATCAAAGAAGTGTCGCCAATACAGTCAAGCGTTAACTTTCTTTCTGAAACATTGCGCTTTTTCAACTCGTCATTTGCTTGTTGAACCATCTGTGCCCAGTTTGCTTTATTCTTAGCATTGACTACCTTAACAATCTGACCCCAAGTTTTAATCGTGTTACCCCTAGCAGATGCAATCGTAAAACTTGTGGTAGCTGGATCATCTCCGGTATCAGAAGTAGCGGTGGCTGTCTTAGTCTGTGAGTTATCAGTGTTCTTTTGAACCACTTGAACAACGTTAGCCGCATTATCAATGCTTTCTGAGTAAGTGTAATCGCTCATCGTGTTTTGAGTGTCAATAACCAATAAAGTTCTAGTCGGTATTGGCGCTCTTCTAAGCTCAATAATCATATGATTAGCAACAATACAGTACATTTCGCCAGTTGCAGCGTATGTTTTATCAATTGCGCTCTTAATCATGTCAAAGCCAGTTTTACCGTCACAAACTTCCGCAGGTACTCTGTAAGTTGGTTGCTCCCTGATATTAAAAGGAACACCAAAACGGCGACAAACATTGCTATATCTATCTCCAAGAGTTCCTGATTGAAATACGACTGAACCTTCACTTTTTAGATATCTTTCAAAGTCGTAAGCTTTAACACTTACAGTAGTGTCTGATGTACATTCTGCGCTAAACACGAAACCCCAGAAAATATCTTTATTATCCCAAGCAAAGTCTACAATTGCTCCCATTGCTGGAATAATTGGATCTTTGCCGTTCACGATATCAAAGGTTAATTCTCCAGCGGAATAATTCAAATCAGTTACCCACTTAAGATTTTTAACCATGTCCTTGATTTCGACACCAATTCTTGCACCACCGTTATCGTGCTTTAAGATCTGCAACTTAGTTATCATGCTAGTCTCACTTCACTTTGTCTGACCCAACCTCTTGGACCTCCATTAACCAAGGCAACATGAATTGGGAAAGGGTGACCAGGTGCTAAATAAGTAATTCGTCTTCTTACGTTATTCTCATATACACCTGGGGCACTCCCATAACTGTCTAATCGTAAGCGACCATTCACAATTACAATTGAACCAATACCCAACTTTTTTGGAGGAGCTGGTCTTGGTTTAGGCTTCGGAGGAGCTGGAACATTAACTTTATGGTACTTAACTTCTCTATATTGCTTTAAGCCCAAAGTATAGGCATATTCATCTGCATAGCCTGATTTAAAACCATACTCAAAGCTTGAAATGGTCATAGTTACACTGATTTGAGTGGAACTAACAACTAATTGAACATGGTGCTTGTTACTTTGAATATTTTTTAACCAATTAATGTATTCGTCAGGTTTTAGCAATTTATCTGAACTAACCCAAGAGCTACGTTTTTTAGGGAAGATACTTTCTATAGAAACTGAAACAAGTTTCATGTTACCTACCCGATTAATTTCTCCAAGATTAACAATTGTCTCTGATTTATCATCAGTTTCATATTTCAAAGTTAATTCTGACGGGTTGACTGGTAACTCAACCGTCCTATTAGTTGAGTAATCGGTGATATACACACCAAAGCCGTTGACCGGCATATTAACCACCTCCTAAGGCTTTATTACGATTTTCAATAATTCTTTTATCTAATTCTTCCAAAAGCTTATCTACATCATCAGCAGGATCTCCTGTTGAATTGATTACAATAGCGCCTTTGTCAATTTGGACTTGGGTACTGTTATCTGTTTGAGTGTTGGTATTGTTGCTTGTCAATACTGAACCAGGAGTAATTGTGCTTGATGTTACAGAACCATTGACTGCGTCAGAAGAGACTGTTCCTTGGCCAAAAATGCCGATATTGGCTCTTGAACCATCAAGTCCAGTAATTGCGCCAGCTACATCACTAATTGCGCCTAAAGCTCTATTAAATCCGTCAGCAAGTAAATCGCCAGGATTAATTCCACTTAGTCCAATTGGGTCTAAAGTTGGTGTCATGCCACTAGCAGCATCAACAACACCTTGCGCCATACTTGCCGAAGCATCAGCGGCAGCCCCTGCGTCTCGATTAAGACCAATAATTAAACCTTGATCGACCCAGCGACCATATTGTCTAAATAAACGAGATGGAGAACCGATGTGGAGCATGCTTTTAGCAGCACTTACAACTTTACTTGCGACACTTTTTACGGCACTAACTGCTGCACCAATCATAGATTTAATACCATTGACTAAACCTTGAATTAATTGCTTACCAACTGAAACAAGCGCATTACCGAAACTTCTTGCAGCACTAACAGCGCTTGAAATTCCATTTCTGACTGCGCTGACTACATTTCTCATAGCGCTTGTGATAGCTTGAACCATCATAGTACCAGCCATAATGAAGAATGAAACCATAATCATTACAGCTGCACCGACAGCAATTAAACCAGCGGCTACCGCCATTGCGGCTGCTGCAACTACCATTAAGCCAGCGCCAAGCATAATTGCAGCTACAGCTAAGAGCATTAAACCAATTGCGGCGATCATCGCCATTGGTCCAACTAACATTAAGGCTACCGCTAATAACATCAATCCGACCGCTGATACCATAGCTGTAACCATAATCATCATTAAAGCTACAGACATCATCATCAGTCCAACAGCAGCAACCATTGCCATTGCAGCAACTAAGACTAGTCCAACTCCGAGAAGCAAAATTCCAACTGCTGCAACCAGTCCCATAGCCATGACGAGAACTAAAGCAACGCCTAAGAGAAGTAAACCTACCGCTGCAATTAAAGCCATTGGAGCGATTAAAATTAGTGCTACCGATAGCAGAATTAAACCAATTGCGGCAATCATTGCGCTAACCATGATTAGCATTAAAGCAACGCTCATCAAAAGTAAACCAACCGCTGCAACAATTCCCATTGCAGCAACTAAAACAAGCGCCACACCAAATAAGAGCATTCCGACTGCTGCAATAATTACCATTACAGCAACTAGAGCGATTGCTACTCCTAAGAGTAACACACCGACAGCAGCAATTAGAGCAGTAATTCCAACTAGAGCTAGTCCAACTGCAAAAATTAAAGCGCCAACTCCTGCTGCAACTAACCCAACTGCTAGAGCTACTAAAGCAACCCCTAAAAGAAGTACTCCAACAGCTCCAATAATCGCAGCTAAACCAAAGACAGCAATTGCACCAGCTAAGGCAAGCAATCCAACGGCCGCACTAGTGCCGTATTCAGAAATAGTAGGTAGTTGAGTAGCAAGTAAGGCAATTCCTGCACTAGCGACTAAAACAGCAACCCCTATTAAAAGTAAGGCTGCCGCAAAAATTGCAAAGCCAACTGCTCCACCAATTAAAGCAGGTCCTAAGAACCTTACCAAGATTACTAAACCAGCAATAGCAGCAATCATGCCAAAGAAAGTTGCTATAGCACCTCCTCCAGCGTTAGAAATTTCAGTAGCTGCATCAGCTAACATTTTAAATCCTACACCGAGAGCTAAAGCTCCAGCACCAACCAAAGCAAAAGCTGCGCCTAGTTTCATATATGCTCCAGCATTACTTAGTATCTTGCCAGGCTTAGTCACTTTTGGTGTCTCAATTTCAGGAGCTTTAATCTTCTTAGCGTTCTTAAAGCCTTTAAAGAATTTAGAAACCTCTTTCATGTAGCCACCAATTTTTGCCATAGCTTTTAACATTGTGAATGCCACTGCTAAAGCTGTTATGGCTTTCGCAATATCTTTAATTGTGCCAGGATCAAGTTTATTAAGTTCTTTTAACCCCCAAACTACAGCTTCAAAGAATAGTCCTCTCAATCCACCTTTTAAGATAATGAACGCTTGGGCTAACATTTGAATTGTACCTGGGTCTAATTTTCCTAATGCGTCAGCAAATCCAGAAATAGCTTTTGCAGCACCACCTAATGCACCACCAGATAGTTTACCTAACTGTTTAAATAGGCTATCGCCACCTTTAGACTTACTCATAGTTCTTACTAATTTACCAACAGCTTTTGTAATGCTTTCAAAGGTATCTTTTAGTGAGTTTAAAGCACCAGAATTAGAGAAACCTTTTTTAAAGTCTTCGAAACCTTTTTTTAGATTATCAAAAACAGGCTCTAAACTTTCAAAAGTTTTAAACATTCCATCAACAAATCCGTCAAAATTAACCTTGGAAAGTTGATCTGTTAGATCAGAAACAAATTTAATGCCAACTTTACCTACCCGATCGAATGCACCTTGCAATTTGTTAGCCATTGTTTCCTTTAATCCATCAACGGCTTGTCCAACCGTTTTGAATTGTGTAGCCATTTTGGTAAAGTTGGCGTTCGTTCCTGTTTTAGCAATTGCGTTCAAGAAGTCCTCGGTCTTAATCTTTCCGTCTTGAACATTCTTGATTAGCTGTTGAGTACTTACACCCATTGTCTTTGCAACAGCAGAAATACCTGCAGGAGTTTGTTCTAGCATTAATTTAAAGTCTGCCCATTGTACCGTAGGTTTAGCAGCCATTTGTGTAGCCTGTTCAGACAAAGTCTTCATAGCTTGTTGAGGATTAGAAGAGGCAGCAGCTAAACCACCGAACCCCCGAACTAATTGATCTACATTTTTAGTACCTACTGCAGCTAATTGTGAGTAAGTACTTGACATATCAGCCGCACCATAGATTGTCTGTTGAGCAAATTTTTGCATTGACTTCTTAGCGGCAGCAATTTCAGCGGGGCTTTTACCCATCTGGTGCATGTTTCCTTCGAAAGTTTGCCAGGCTTTGCTTGCTTCATCAAGTTCGCCATACATAGACCTAATCCCAGTCCCAGCAAGTTCCATACCTTTGTTAATTGCACCACCAACAACAGTGCCGCCAACCATGGACTTGAATATGCTGCCACCGCCACTAGATCCACCAGAAATGGCTTGCTTTAGCCTACTCATACCGCTTTGAGCTTTTTGTAAGCCGCTAGATAATCTGTCTAATGGATTGCTGAAAGCGTCATTAATTTTCACAGTGGTGCTAATTGTGCTCATTTAATTCCCCCCTCTCTATTTTTGATACAAAGAAAAAGCTAAGCCTAAATATGCTTAGACCTAGCTTTTCTTTTCGCTTTACGCTCTTCTTCTTTTTCGTATTTTTGCCGTACTTCAATTGAAGCAACAACTAAAGCCTGCTCACGTCTTGACATTTCTGCCCATTGCTTAGGCGTCCAGTGATATTCATTAAGAACATAGTGATAAATGTTGAAGTCGCCAACAGACTCATTTATTAGTTTTTTGCTTCTTCGACCAAGTCTTCTGAACTGTCATCATCGTTAAGTCCAGATAAATCCATAATTGCCTGCGAAAGTTCAGTATATTCGCCGACTTTAAGCATTTTCTTCAATACTTCTTCTGGCTTAGCAATACAGCCCCATGAAGTTTGTAGTTTCTCATTATTTAAGTTAGGAGAAACTACAGCTTCTGCTACAACTAAATCTTGGAACTGATTTTCATCAGTGTCCTGTTCATATTTATGTGTCTTTCGGTTAAGTACTCGCTTAGTTGCTTGCTTTCGAAGTGCAGATACTTCATCAGCAGTTAAAGACTTAATCTTAAATGGAGACTTAAATCTATCTAACTTGACTTCCTTTTCTTCTACTGGACTACCAACATTTTCAAATAAAAAATCTTCGACACTTTCAGCCATTTAAATAACTCCTTAATTAATTCCATTAAATGCTTGTACTAAGTTGAGACCCTCAAAAGTGAAGTCGCTTTCCCATTCCATCACACCGTCATCGGCTTCAAAGTCAGCAATTGGAATATCGTCCAAGTTAACATCAGTTAGTTGGATTACTTGCTTACCAGCTTTTGAAGTTGGGTCGTGAATGGTTAAAGTTGCATCAAAATATAAGTCTCCGCCATCTTGAGTGTAAGGAATGCCGTACTTAATCCAGTTAGAGTTGATCAAGTAACCGCCTAAAGTTCCTGTGCCCTCAACAGAAGTAGTTTTCTTTCTCTTCCAGTGAGAACCCAACGTTTGAACATCTTCCTTGTTCTTTTCGAGCTTAGCAGTAAACTTATTGCACTCAATCATTTTGATAATGTTGCCATCAATTTTGATTGATAATGTAGCGTCTTTTGTTGAGATTGTATCTCGACCATTTAAAAAGTCATCAATTGCAGCCATCTATGTTCCTCCTATCTAACCACCATAGTCATGTAAAGTTTTTCCATTGCATCAACTGGAGTAACTGCCAAGTTAACGACAATAGCATCAACGTCATTTCCTGCTTCTACAGTGATATCAGTATTATCGAAAGCTTGGATAATATTTCTATTTTGTAGGCTTGTTAGGTAAGCAATTCTGTCAGCCTTAAATAAATCTCGACCATTCGCATTGTTGCCAACCTTACCTAAATATACTTTTTCAAAAGTGTTTTCGGTATCAGTAGCAATTTCATCAAGTGTTCTCATTACACGGTTCTTGGAGAAAGCCATTGGCTTTTCAGCAGTGAATTTGTGTAGTGAGTTAATATCCTGCTCAATAACTACTCTTTGTCCTGGTCTTGTAGTAAATACAATTTGACCAGCGTCAAGTGCCTTGATTGTCTTTTCATTATCGAGCTTAGGATATGCAGAGATGGCATCTTCAACATCGAAATAAGTTAAAGAAGTGGCTGCATCTGCTGACGCTGAAATACCAGCAAAGAACCCTGTAGCATCTTTAACGTCAACATTAGTTCCATCGCCTAAAGTGTAGCCATTAACAACTGTCGAAATACCCTCATAGTTATAGGCGGTGCTTTCATCAGTAGGAATTACCGCTCTAACTTTGCGTCCTTCGCTTTCACGAAGTCGCTTAACTGCTTCGGCGACCAATTTATTCATGGTGCTTGATGGCTCAAAACCAGCAGTAGTCACGACAGCGTATTCTTCGTTTTCCAAAGCTTCGTTTAATAGCGCTTCAGTATTATCAGATGCGTTGGTTACCCCACCAGTTAAAGCACCAGAAACATTAGTAAATGCAGCAGGCCTTGAACCGCTATCTGTCACTTTTTTCGCAGTAATGTAGTCATTACCAGTAAACTTGTCTAACTCATCAAACTTTACAGCTTGTTCATCAACTAACTTAGTGCCAAAGATAGTCGAAACAGTAGCAGTATTTGGATCTGTTGGGCTAACTTCAACACTAACAGTAATTTGATTACCTTTTTCGCCAGGATAGTTAGCTGTAATAGTCCACGGCAAGCCCTCTTTAGTCAAAGTTGCTGCCGTTCCTTTATTAGGATTGAGAACGAGTACTTTAGAAGCTCCTTTTAGAGTTTCTTTAAGTGCTATCAATGCTGGATCGTCTAAAGTAGTACCAAGTTTCTTGGTAAAATCGGCATTAGCGTCTACTTCAACAACACCAGTCTTGCCCCAGCCTAAACCTTTATCACGTACTAAAAGCACTCTGCCTAGAGATGAGGTCGTTTCTCTTTGACCATTACCAACAACATTAATATAAGCACCTGGTCTACGCTTGTCTTGTGCTTTCCAAGTTCCACCTGCCATTAATATCCCTCCTTAAAATTTTCAACTGCCTTTTGAACTTCAGCAATTGTATATTCTTTGTCATCATCTAGCACTAGTTTTAGTATATCCCTCTCAATAGGAGTGAACTTTTTACTTAAAATTAGTGCTTTTTTAGTAAATTTTGGATCTTCAACCTTGACGGTTGCTTTAATTTTTCCGACTTCCGTCTTCTTGAATTCCGCCACTATATTCAATCCTTTCTAGCTTTCTACCATTTTCGACCTTGTACATATTAAGCAAAAGATCAAAACTCATTACGAGAGTTTCATCGTCTTGGTTAATCGTTGTTTCACGGTTTCTAACAGTTGCATAATCATCTAACTTAGTGAAATTATTCAGTAGTTTTTGTTCTACTTCGTCAAGATCAGCATTAGGCTTGTCTGGGTTAGCAAAATAGGTCAGTGAGTAAGATACGGTTCTGTCTTGAATATCAAAAAAACGGCTTTTAGTGATCGTCATTATTTTACTGATATAGAATGACGGAACTTCAAAGCCACTTTTTTGCCTTTCTGAGTAAATTGTCATATCAGGAAAAATTTCTGATAATCTTTTAGCTATTAAATCAATTAAATTCATTCGAACAAGTCCTTTAATGACCATAAACCTTTTGTCACTAATTGTGGCATCTGTTTTTGGATTTGCGGTATGGATTTTTTCATGTAAAACTGTCCTGGCACCCAATCTTTAACCAAACATTTTTTAATCGCTGGAACATATCTACCCGGCTGTTGTCTGTGACCAGACTCCACAAAAGACGCGTATTCAGCATTGTTGATTAGTTTAATCGTCCAGCCACCGCCACTATAGCTAGGGCCTTCGGCAGTCCAAGATTTCCGCAGATTGCCTTCTTTTACAGGAGTGTTGGCTTTGAGTATTCTTAGTGATTGTGTACCAATGCGCTTAGAACTCTTACCAAGCTCTTGCTTTACATAGCCGCTATCAATCTTTTGTCTAACACGGCTTGCGAATTGCTGAAATTGAGCGTCATCAACATGGTCTAAGCTCATGCTTTTTCGCTCCTCACTATAGCTACTTCTTGGTGGCTAAAATAGCCACTATAACCTTTACTAGCACGCTTATATTTAGTCTCTTGACCATTTACATCAGTTACATAAATATCAGCCCCAGCAGGGATTTTTATGCCATTTCGGATAATTAATTTTGCATCATACCCATCTGTTCCAAAGAATGATTGTTCACTTGGAGATTGACCTTTTAAGACAACCTTAGCTGGTTCGTCTTCCACAATAGTTACATCTTCATTATTGGTAATATAACCCTTTTTTACTGGTTGAGTACCAACTATCCTAACTCGGTCGTTCCAGAGCCTAGGAAGTGCATTTTTTAAGCCATTAAAGTAATTCATTCTGCTGGCAACCTTCTAAAATTATTGAGTAACAATACATAGTTATCCGTAATCGTATTAGTGGCTTGTAATGCTGAATAAATATCACTCGGAGATTTAAACGAAACAGATGTATCGCCTTCTGATAATGATTGAACGTTACCTACTTGTTGATCTTTTGGCACTAGCCATTGATGAGTATCAATAGTTTGTACTGCTAATCCTAAAATAGTTGGTTCAAGTGCCTCTGGTAATTCTAGAATTGGAATATTGGTGTAAATAGAAATGTCCGAAATAACTTTGTCTAATGTAAATTCCAGTACGCTATCATAATTAGGCATATCATCAGTATTCGGCAAAAAATCTGCTAAATCCTTTTTAATCTCGTCAAAGCGTGGGTATTTATCCATCTAACCACCTACTTTACTAGAGCTAATAATTCTTCTTTCTTTGACTTACCAGTGTGATCAATACCTGCTTTATCTAAATAAGCTTTAATCTCTTCTACAGTGTTATTTGCGTTTGGTTTAGCATCTGTTTCGGCTGTTTTATCACGTCCAACTGAATCAGCGCTACCGTCTTTTTCAGCAACAAAGAACTCAACACCTCTAAATTTTGGCTTAAGTAAAAGAATATCATCGTAACTTTGTTCGTAGTATAACCAGTTACCAGAGTTTGCGGCTGCTGGCGCATCTAATCCGACAAAGTCATATTTTTCAGGCGAAATTTGAACACCGTTGTAAATAAGCATCATCTTAATTTGTTTAGCATCAACAACAGTCTTAGAACCATTGGTAAAGTCAAACTTAGTTTGGAATAAATCTTCTGGTACTGCAACGACAGTGACTTCGTCAAGTGAACGAACAGCACGATTAATGTTTTGTTGATCGCCCACGATGATTGTTCTATTAACTGCTTCTGCTTCTTTAAGCATGTAATACGTACCAGTATCAACATATAGAATACGTCCTTGAACTGGAATTCTTGCACGGTCAAAGTTACGCATCATTTGATCGTAAGCTTTTAAGACGTTTGTTGCGTCCAAAGTTTCGGAGTGGATACCAGCATTTTGATCCAATCCTTCGGCAGTATTTGCAGCTTGACGTTGACTAAATAATTTAGAAAACATTTCTCTGTCTTTTTCAGGCATCTTGCTATCTAAGTTGTATTGTCTAGTAATGTTAGCGATTGATAGCAGTTGATTACTTTCATCAATATCTGATGGATCAACCAAAGTACTCCAGTAACGTTCGTTAGTCAATTCATAAACATCGTAATCTAATGAATAGTTTGCTGCTGGTTGTGTAATAGTACGTCTATCACGGTTTTGTCTTCCAGATAAAATTGATAAACGTGGAACTTTGATATGTTTTGCATCTAAAAAGTTAATTGTGTTGTTAGATGGGGATTGCCACAAAGCGCTTGAATATAAAACGTCTGGATAAAAACCATCAATAACTGCTTTTTGATATTTGTCAGCGTAATTAATTGCCATTATTTGTCTCCTTTAAATATATCAACCATTGCTTGGACTGGATCAGCGTTAGCAGGTTTTCCATTATTTGGTTGGTAATCTTGCTTACTACCTTCATCAAATAAATAACCATCAGATTTCTGCAAAGATTTAATTTGATCGTCTAAGCCAGTTAAATTACCATCATCATCAAGCTTAATTTCGTCCATGTTCAAAAGACCTTTAACAGCCTTATTATTACGAGCATTAGCTTTGCTTAATGATTGGTCAATTGCACTATTTAAACGATTAGTAGCAAGTTTTTGAGTAAGGTCAGACGTATCCTTATCATATTTGCTCTTTAAATCGTTGAATTGCTTAGTCAAGTCTTCATTATCTTTAACTTGAGAGCGCAACTTCTTTAAATCTTTGTCACGTTCGCTCATTTGAGACTTAAGAGCTTCATTCTCTGCCTGCAGGTCAGAAAATTCACCCTTAGCTTTCTCAATATCAGCGCCGTTTAAATCCATAATCTTTTTAATCTGCTCTTCTTGTAATCCAAGCTCTTCTAATTGTTTTCTTTTCATTGTTGTTCTATCCTTTCACACGTTTTATACGAGTTCGCCTCTCATAAGGGCATACAAAAAGAGCAGTTTTACGACTTACTCAGGTCAAAATAAAAGAGAGCTATTGATGACTCAACAGTTCTCTAAATATCATAAATTTATTTAATTTCCAGTCCAATCTGCATAATCCCATGCTGATTCTAATCGAAGACCATCTTCACTTAATTCGCCAGCTTCATCTAATGAGTCTGCAATATAATCTCCAACTATATCATAATAATACTCATATTCAGTATCATTTCTCATAGGAATATTAACAACGTCATTATCTTCGTGTGGATTTTTAAATTTAAGGTATAAATCAGGGTATTTTTCTTTAATAAATTGAAAATCTTCTTTTTTAAATCTAAGATTTCGCATTGTTGTTTCTCCTTGGAACGACAGTAACGAGATTACCTTTATTATTTAACACAACATAACCTTTTTCACTAAAGAATTTAGTGGAAGCTTTACGAGCTTTAATTCTATCACTATTGAGCATTTCTTTGATTTCATCAATTGAAACACCAATACGTAAATGCCCCTCTGGATCTTCTTGTACGCCATAAATTCTATCTATGATATGATCTGAAAAGCTTTTAACTTCTTGACCATTTGAAGCAGTTGTTCCGACTACTTCATTATTTAACCGATCCATCGCCTCTTGATAATCTTGATAAGTAACAACAGGCTCAACAGTACCTCTTTTTCTTGCTTTAACATAAGCATTTAAAGCTCTACCTGTATGTTTATTATACAATATTTTTCTATATTCCTGTGCAGATTTAGGAAAGCCATGTATACCATATTCTTTTACTAAGTTACTAAACTCTTTTTCTGATTGACGATTTATAACCGTTTGTTTCCATTGATTAAATGACATACCACTCACATAAATGCCTTTTCCCGTTTCAGGATCTCTGCTCCAACGTGTTTCAATGTCTGGCAAGTCCTTATCATATGGAACTGTGGTACATCTACAGTAAGGATGAATTAACGGATAATTGATACCTTCTCTCTTATCTTTGACATTAAAAATGCGCTCATCTAAGTGGGCGCATTGGTCACAAGTATGACTTTCTAATGTTGCTAAGTACTGATACTGTTCAATATCACTATCTTTATAGAATTGGGCTGTAGCTTCTTCAGCAGCGTGTCCCATCTCGGTGATAACTAGTCTATGTAAATCTCTTTCAGAAACCTTCTGGAATCTGTCTCGCATCATTCTAACTACTTTGCTTGGAGAGTAACCAAACAAAGTACCTCTTAGAAGTGCATCGGTTAACTCATCAGGTAAGACTTCCGTGTATTCTTTCCAAATACGCTTGGAGAAGTCACTGCCTTTCCAAGGTCGATAAACAATGTTTTCTAGTTGTTGTTCGTTAAAGTGATTTAGTTTGATATCTAATTGACCAGTAGCACGATACTTGTTGTAAGCATCTAAATAGTAACTGTTCTGATACTGTTTAGCTAAACCTTTTTGCATTCGCAACTGTTCAGCCATGCCGTACTTTTTAGAAAACTCAACTATCTGTTCATGTAATTGTTGAAGCCTAAATATGCGACTCTTGTAGTATTCAGCATTTAATTCTTTCTCATAGCCACCAGCTTTGGCTTTCCTTTCAAACTCTTCTAGGGTCATAGACCACTTAGTTGAGTTGATATTACCCAAGACGCTAGCAGCTTGCTTTAATCCTACATGGTTCTCATTAGCATATCGTTGAAGATAGCCTAATGCTTCTTTTTCGATATCATGCTCTAACTTTCTTAGGCGTGACTGCATAGCAGCTTCATAATCTGCTGACGCTTTAAGTTGCTTTTTCTTTTCAGCAATAGCCCGTTGACGCCAGTAGTCACTACTCTTCATCGTTTACGCCTTTGCCGTTTAGCTCGTCAGCTTGATTAGAATATGGATCATTTTCTTCTCTATCCTTGGCTAAGTCTTTCAGTTCCTGTTGCCAATCATCAACAATAGGATTTGCTTTGGCAACTGCTTCTTTAGAACTGTAATTGGCTACTGTAGAAACAATTTGAGCCTTAGTTAAGCTATCTTCTACCTTAGTTCTCGTCCAATGTTGTGATATATGGCGCTTGTCAGCATCTGAAAAGTTAAGATAACGCATAATTGCCCGAATAAGTTCGTTAATAGCATGTTCAAAGTAAGTCTGCGTCTTAGCTGCTTTCAATTCCAAGTGAGAATATAGCATTTTGATTGCTACACCACTTGCGTTGCTACTTTCAAAGTTAGCTGGATCAATTCCTTGACCAAACAAGAAGATATTATCTCTAGTAATTTTTAAAGCATCATCACGAGCTTCTACTGGGATATCAATTTGAAGCTTATCAACACCACTTTTATCGCCATTACCAGCGTTATTAATCTTAATGGACTTATACTTTTTAAGATCATTCATAAAATCCTTTAAGCTTGCCCCACCATAGTTAGTTAAGACAAGGATTACAGTTTGAACATCGTCTAAATCATTGATAAATCCATTGTAGATATCATCATAGGCATCAATTAAACCTTTGTACTTGTTAAGTTCAGGCAATCTATATTTATTTTTAGGAAACTCAATGAAAGGCACACGTCCGAAATTATGTTTCAGAGTGTTTGACTGCCCTGTTTCATATCCTGCACTTAAATCGTAAGACGTAATGATGTTGTACGGTTCAATGATTTCGCTATTGGTTGTACTTGTCTTAAAGAATTGAGCTTCCTTATCCGTCCAATATTCATGAACTGTGAAGTACTTACCAACTTCTGGATCTAACTGCTTATAACTTCTAAGTACACCTAGCAACTTATTATCTAAGGTCGTTGCGTAAACTGGTGTAATCTGGTCAGGTTGAATAATGCCATACCTAAAATTATTGTCTTCATCAATCCAATAATGTAGCCAAGCTCTACCTGCATTAGAACTATCTACTAATAACCCGTTTAAAGTTAAAGCACGATCATCGCCTAATACATCAAGGATCTTCTGGTTATCCGTATCTTTTCCTACATCAATGTCAGGAAAAACAGACGCAACATATCCTGCTTCTTGATCTACTAAAAGTTGATAGAAGTTAGACGGAATACGGTTATCAGCACTTCTTAAAGGATCTTTTTTACCTTCTTTGTTAAGCTCAGCTTTACCGTTGTTTCTGGTAGTGATATCAGTCTTATTTTCATAATAATTCACTGCTTGTTTGTAATTATTAATTAGATCATTTCTACTTGTTGAAGTATTTTGAATTAACTTTTTTAAAGCATCTAATTCCAAGGTACGAACCCCCCTCCCTCATAATGTTCTGAATAAATTCCATATCTTAAGCAATCCTCACTATCATCATCTTCTTTTAGAGGAGCTTCTTTCTTATCGTCCCAAACATAATTGAAAATAGTGTTTAATAAATTATCAGCTTCATCTTTATTAATGATTAACTTTCCTTGTTTGAAATAACTATCTACAAATTCCAAACCACTCAATACATTTTTATTGGCATTAATACAATTGATACCATTAGCTTGCATTTGATTCACATAATCAACACGAGCTGAATCAGCCCAAAAGACGATATTCCCATATTTTTGTTTAATTTCTTTGGCAACATCTATCCAATAATCAATGAATCTATGCTCATGTGCCCATTCTTTGATCAAATAACTTGTTCCATTTTCATCATCACCAAAAAGTTGAATAACTCCTTTATGACCTTTACCAAAACCCCAGTCAATCGAGGCATAGTATTTAACCATTTCTGGTAGTTGATCAGTTGTAATAGTCATAGTTTCAATATTGAAATCACTAAATATTTGCCCCTCGGCACTAACCCACTTACCATAGATCGTTCGATCTGTGTACATTCCAGAAGGTGTAGCAGCCACTAAAGCATCCACGTAATCTTTAGATAAAAAAGTATTATCAAAGATTGTAAAATTAAACACTTTGATTCTCGCTTTCGGGTCATGATTATCAATATATTCAGTCTTAATAAAATTTGTTGGTGCATCAGGGTTTGAAGTAACCACAATTCTTGCACCTTCAATAGAACAACGGTTAATTATTTCTTGAAAAACGCCCTGATCTGCAAGCGTTCCTTCATCAATCAAAGCACCATACGCAGTAGCTCCACGAATAGAACCAATACCACGTATTGAACCTGTATAAGCCGGAACAATTTCTACATCAAACAAATGATAATGACCATGTCTATCAACTGGTATATTTATACCAAACTCGTTCTCAATTGACGCAATAATATTTGTATTAATTGAATTGCTAGAATACCCAGCTAATATATAAATCGGTCTTTTAACATTATTTGTCTTTGCTAACTTTGCAACTCGTTTTAACTCAAGTAAAAACATCCAATTTGAAATATATGTTTTACCCGAACGAACCGCACCAATTAAAAAAAGATACTTCCAATCATCATTCAAATAAGATTGAAGTACCTTTTGTTGTTTCTTTGTAAATAAATCGTTTAATGCCATATTATTACATTAATTTCCAAATATAACCTTTATTGGGACTTTTCACTTGCTTTTATCAACTTATCCATAAGTTCATCAAGCTTGTCATCACTTTCATTGCCTAAACGTTCAGCAACTGTAGCCTTGGCTTCCGATATACGAGTATCTGCAATAAGTTTTTGAAGTTTTTGTTTCTCAATAGGATCGACTAATGGATATCGCTTCATAATTTCTTTTGAAGCTGTAATTTTGTCCTTGAAAGAAGGCTTCTTTTTAATTACAACCACATCATCGGCAGTAGACATTGGAACTTCTTCAACAACTTCATCTCGGAGTACTTTAGTATAAAATTCCAACACTTCTTTGGCATCAGCAATTTTGTGAGACTCAATTTCAGCCATTTTAGCGTCAATATAAGATTTAAGTTCAGGTTTATTCAGGTTCTCATTGCCAATAGAATATGCTGTTTTTGCAGAATATCCAGCTTTGAGAGCTGCGTCTTTAGCGTTTCCAGACTTAATATACTCATCACAAAATAACCTTTGTTTAGCTGTTAACTTCCGTTCCAAAACATCTCACCACCACCTTAATCTGTGCAAAATAAAAAGCCAGCTTAATGCTGACCTACAAGCAATCTATAGAACAAAAAATTCTGGAGGCTTTTTTCCTTTTAAATAATAAAGATTGCTATAGCGAAATGTGGAATCGAACCACCCCACAGCCGTTGTCACGACCTGCTCTAACCATTTAAGCTATATCGCTACCCTTTTCATGAATTGTGGAGTGTGCGCAACCTCCTATGGCAACTGATGGGATCGAACCATCACTAACTTGGTACTTTATGCCAATAGTCTCCCAACCGAGCTAAGTTACCATGATGCTCTGTTAAGGTACAGAGCTAAACCAGACGCTGTAAACTAAACGACAAGTAATATAGTTTTCGTAGATATATATTACTATTACGGATAAAACGCAAACATAATGTATGACTGATTATATTTGCTTTACGCCTGCTTTCCGACAGGCAACGGGTAGGCAAGGAGTTGAACCTTGCTAGATACGTGAAAGAAGATCGCCTTCTTTCATTCCAAATTGTGTTCCGTTCTACCCACAGTATCTGTTGCAGTCCACTGCGAACAGATAACCAGCTCTTAGCTTCACGCTCGCCTCGAAACCGTTGAGGGTCATGGCATGAAAGTTGTGCCTAGGCTGAGAAACTATTATATATAATAGTCACTAATGACTACCTAATGCCTAGGCTAATGACTAATCAGGATTCGAACCTGATTAGTCATTGTCAAATAATAAAAAAGTAATTATTTAGGATTAAAAAACGAAAAATATTTTGTCAGGGAATATCTAGCCTGATAAAAGGGCTATAACCGCCAGCCGAATTGAACGACTGCTAACGCCTACCAAGGACGGTCAGTCAATTTGTACTTACACAAATCAAGATCTTCTATTAATTCTAAAAAGGAGTATTTTCTTAAGTTTGAAAAACCACACTCATAGCATCATCGAGGTGTTGTCGAAAGATCGTAACCACCACGTCTAATCTTTCGACAATAACAATTTATCATGGAATGAACGCAAGCAGCACGCAAGGTTTACGCATACTTTACGCACGACCAATTTTTCCGAAGCTTACCAAACAGTCTTAATTCTTTCGGCGAAAACTCTTAAATCAGGTAAGCCTTCAACATCAAAATACTTCTTCCAGTAAAGCCAACGGTCAGCAAATTCGCATTGTGCGTTAATTTTCTTATTGTCGATTGACCGAGTAGATAAGCTGACATTCGCTGCTACATCAACAATCCTTAATTGATCTATATACGTACCAATTAAAATACGTCTATGGGGCTTAAAGGCGGTGTCAGTACAATTATCCATTGTTTTATAGATAGCTGCACACACCTTTCTAGCAGGATCTGCAATATCAATGTCGTCTTGAGCCTCATCAATGAAGTTCTTCTCAACGCTATTCTTGTTTGTAGATCCTGGTGCGAATGATAATTGAGGGCTTGTAAGTTGATTACGGTGCAATCCAGCCAAGTTAAGATATCTCTGAAAATCAGTAGTCAGAAACTTATCCACCTTCCTGGCTGTAGCTCTTGGATTTGGCTGTAATCCTAAATTGATTTGATACACACTTACACTCCCTCTCGTCTTCTAATTGTTTTTGTTATTTGCCACTAGAGCATCAGTAAATACTCGGTCAGTAATTTCATAAGGATCTTCGTCGTCAGAACAATGATGCTTAGCATATTTCAAAATATTCAAGTACATCATGACCATTGTTTCGTTGCCTACCTCTAATTCATTTCTGGTCTCGTCCATCTTTAGACCTCACTTTGATTTCATGCTCAATCAATGGAAGAAGCTCTTCTGCCCTGTATTCAAGTTCCATATCTTCTAAGGTTGGATTATCAATATCCTTAAAATTTCTAATATTAGATTTAAGCATTGATTGAAAATTCTTAAGTTGTTCTGTTTTAAAGTTCTTGTATGTATAAGGATTAACCTCCAAATCATATAGTTTCATTTCAAAACTCTATACCGTCGATATCTTCCAATAATTCTTTCTCTTCTTCTGAGGGCTTGTATATTCTTAAATCCCAGATTCCTTTACCCATGTACGTCAGTACATCATATTTGCTAAAAGAACACATCCAACCAACTTTGGTATGAACTGCCCAAGGCTTTAAAAATAAGTCTAATCTACCACTTGGCAGCACTTTTAGTCCTTTGTCTTTTAAAAACTCTTCAGTATAAGTATCTTCAAATTCTTCTCTTGTCCCTCTAGTACCGATTTCTAGTTTGATTTCCATATCTATCTCTCCACTTCTTGTAATACTCTTTTACTTCTTTTTCGTAATCTACGGGCTTAAGTGTTCCGTCTTCCTGTACGTGATACCATTCGCCTTTTTGATATTTAAGATCACTCATAGCACAAACACGACAAATCCAACTGCTCCTAAGCAAATCAGCATCCCTGCTATAGCGATTAATTCTGCGCTATGCTTCATAGTTTCTAATATCCTCTACCATTGAAAAAACTGCGGTCATTTCATCAATTGATAAAGCCATTGCTGCTGAATCACTTAAAATTTCCAATTCATCAGTTAAAGTTATGTGATGCTGCTTTGCTATCAATTTGGCTATTTTTAATGCTTTATCAAAATCCTCATCTACACTTGCGTCTATAAATTTGCTTGGTAAACTCAAATCAATCATATTAATCCCCCATATCTCTCTTGACTCTCACTTCAACTCTGGCACGCTCTGCATATCTCTTCTTAACGACCAATGTTGTTACTTGCTTATCGTCATGATAGATACCTCTCATAACTTCGACCATTTTATGAAGTTGTTTATTGCGTTTCATTTTCGGGTTCATACCGTCCATAATAATCTTGCTAACATTATCAATATCAGGCTTCTTAGTAGGTAATTCTTGATTAGCCAAACATAAAGCCTTACGCTTCTTGCTTAAATTCTTTGGAATTTCAAAATATGCTATGATTTTGACGTCTAACGGCTCGTCTTTATCAAATACACCTTTGAAACTATTAATCGCTGTATACCTAACTAAATCCTCATATCGTGCCGTTTTAGCAGGCGTGTAAGTTACCGTTCTAGTAACTCTAGGTCTAGCCTTACCTACTGGAGGTCCTTCAATCGTAAACTCTACTCTCATATTGCTCCCACTACTAAAATTCCTAACGCTAACAAAATCAAAAACACCGCTGCATATATCCAATCTGGCATTATTCTTCTACTCCTGGAACTTTTTGATCTACAGGGTATACCTTTATAATTTGATTTGTATTAAAAATAACTGGCATATGATCTACGATGTATTCAATCTCACTACCAATTGCTTTTGCGCTTTCATTTATCTCAGCACAAATTAAAGCATTGCTAAAACAGTAACTGTAGCTATTTTTGTCTCGACTGTACAACGTATCAGCAAAGAAATAAGGCTCATTCATTTTATTAAAAATGGTGTCTATATCATCTAACACTTCGTGTCGATTATTAGTTGTTTCAATAATTGATTTAATTTTCATTTTCAGCCAACTTCCTTCCGCATTTAGGACAGTATTCAATGTAAGCCATGGTTCTATATTCGTTCTTATTGGTAATCACTGTTGACCATAATTCATCACCATTTTGAATTTGCAAGATATGTCTGAAAGTATAATTAACCAGATCATCTCTAATTCTTTTTACACCCTGACAGTATGGGCATTTTTCTTGTTGTTTAGTCATCACTTAGTTCCCTCCCACACATCGGACAGTAGTTGATTTTAATTTCATCAGTATCATCTCCGTAATAATCACCAACAATGAGCGACATTGTTTTATCATTGCTGTTGATATTAACTGTTGCTTCAACGTAATTATCGTCGTTAGCATAATAGTGACACGTTAGCAATACATAATGCTTTTTTCTAGTTTCATGATGGCAATACGGGCAATCTTTTTGATTTCTAGTTATCATTCAATCACCAGCTTTGCGTTTACTTTTTCAACATGACTATATTCACTTCTAACAAGATGCTGTAAATCATCAATTAAGGGAATACCTCTGTAATACTGAATTTCTGTGTTGTATTTATCAAGATATGCTTTTTGTTTCTTTTTTCTAGTCATTTGTTAATTTATCCTCTGCTACAGAATCATCTTCTAAGTAAATTTCATATGTATCTTGCAAGCAACCTAGCAAATCCGGAATTGATTCTCCAACGACAGTGTCTGATTTATCTTTTAAAGATTTACCTGTAGCAAGTTCGATAGCATAGAAGTATTCATCTTCGACTTCAACTAGTTTTACTTCTTTCAAATCTGCTGACTTTTTATTTCTTAAAACTACATTGTTACCAAGTTTTGGCATTTTAAATCTCTTCATTGCTCAACCTCCAACTACTTCTTTAACCACGCCATGAAGTGCCTTAGCAACCTCACTGGCTTCTTTTTTATCTATGAAAATTGACTGAACAAATCCAGCTGAACGACCTGTCGTGTCTAAGATCTCAACCATGTACATATCGGGGATTGAGTACCAGCGGTACTCTTTTGCGTCTTCGATGATTTTTTCTAAATCGTGATTTTCTTTCAGCATTAAGTAATCTCCTCCTAATTGTTGATATCAATACCTAATAAATCAGCAATTTGTAAAAGAACATCGGTATTTGTCACTTTTAAATCTTTTAAATTCATCGTATGCGATTCGCCACCCTCTGTTACTGTCACACTAGTTGCTAAATCATTAATATCTAAAAGATAAGTTAATCCGTTTTTTACGTTTTCAATTTCGCTCATTTTTCTAACCTCACTAAACGTTTAAAGTTGATACCATAACTTTTTGATAAGTATCATCAAATTTACCTCTAAGAGCCTTGTTAATAATATGTTTCTGACCCTTAGGTGTTACCCATGTTTGAGAATATCCTCTGCCATCTCTAGTTAAGTTATGAGTAATTCTAAATAGTCCTCTTTTAACCATCTGAGTCATCGGCACGTTCCAACTATGATTGAAACTCGAAAGATATTTTTCTTCTCTAAGCAACTGGAATAGCTGATTTCTCCCAATTACAAAACCGTTTTGAGTTAAAATTTCAGCTAATTCGCCAACAGGAATTGCATGGTGGCTATACCTAATAGCCTTAGCAAAAACAACGTCATCAGCATCTCTAGCAATCTTTGCTGCTTGTTTTGCATTGGTGTCTTTAAGCTCTTTTTTCTCAGCTTCTAATGCCTTAACTCTATTACCAATAGTTAACAAGAAATTGCCAAGCTCCTGAGGATCGCTCATCAATTGCATAGCCTTATTGTCAGTAATATATGCTCCATCTTCTCGAATTGCTGGAAGAACTTCACTTGTCACCCAGCGTTTAAACTTCTTTGCATTTGGCAACTTACTAGAAAGAATTAAGCTGTACATTCCAGACTCATTAATTACTACAGCTAGCTGACTTCTCCCCATGGAGTCACGAATCGTTACCCCATCTTTTTTGTCTTCATCGTCAACATGGTCTATCAGCGCTTTTCTTGTATTAGAATATCCGAGAATTATCGCTACATCTTTTCCAACAAACCACGGTTCATTGTTGATTTTTAAAACTCTAATTTGATTGTTTTCAAAATCGAATAGCTGTAATTCGTTATTCATCTTCATCGTCCTCATCTTCGCTTAATATGTTTTTTAAAATTGCAAACATGGCAACATCTTTCATGATTTACTCCTCTGTTAGATCTGAATTAATTAATAGTTGCCCAATCTTTGACCAGTTAAACTCTGGGCGTGTTTGTGGGTATTCTTGGCTAAGCATATCTGTGATGCGCTCGTATGCTTCTTGTTCTTCTGGGTTCAGATCATCAATAGTTAGTGTCGATCTGTCTTTAGAAATACCTAATAAGTAGTCAACGGGTACGTTGAAAAAGTCGGCTAGCTTTTGCCAAGTCTCTAGTTTCAGTTCACGATCGCCCTTTTCATATAGGCTTATTGCTTGTTGAGATATGTTTAATTTTTTAGCTAAGTCTTTTTGACTTAGCTTTTTTTCTTGCCGAATTTCTTTAATTCTATTTTGCATGGTGGTTACCTCTCTAACTAGCTTTTGAAATTGCTAAATAAAACTTTTTGCAAAACGGGCAACACTTAACTTTATCGGCATCTTGTGACGAAATTCTAAATACTTTGTGGCATTCCAAGCATTCAGCTTGATACCAAATCTGATCCAGTCCTTGCAAGTAAGGCACTGAAACTTCCCAAAAATTAGCTAATTTTTCCCAAGTTTCAAGTCTTGGTTCACGTTTACCCGTTTCATATTGGCTTAATGTATTGCTGGGTATTCCAATCATTCGGCTATATGAGCTTAGAGTTAAATTCGTTTTATTTCTGACTTCTCTTAATCGGTTTTTCATAGTGGTTACCTTCCGTACTCTCTAAAAATTGCGTTACGTTCTTCTTGCGTCATTTGCGGTACTGTTTGCGACTGTTGTTGAAGTTGTTGCTGAACCTGTCCCCAATCAGTAACCTTTCGAACTGGCTTATTTCCAAAATTCCTTCGTGGAATAGGTCCTGTATCTGGTTGATTGAGGTATGCTTCAAACTTAGTTCCAAAGAGTGTTTCTGGTCTTAGGTACTGTGCCATATTTGCGTCCTGTAACCATTCAGTACACTTCTTGTCGATAACAGTTTTAAAATCTGCATCTGTAAAACCCTCGTTGTATCTAGCTTTAATTAGTCGTTTAGTAGCTTTAGAAGTTGGTCTATAGTGTGAATTAGTTTTTCTGTTTAAATAATCAATAATTTTCTCGTAAGGTATTTTTTGAGATTTTTGTTCGGGTTCAGGGTCGGAGTTCGGTTCAGAACTCGACAATTTATCTATATTATTATCTTTACTTAACTTATCTTTACTTAACTTATCTTCGGTATACACTTCGTTTACATCTTGTATACAGGCTGTATCCATGTTGTATACATCTTGCTTACTTTTTGTATCCTGAACAATCGAGGATCTTGTAACAAGGCGGTATTGCTTGGTTTCGGAGAGTTCCAATTTTTTCTTGTTATCTTGATAAACTGTTTTGTGATAACGATCTTTAGGAATATAGTTATGAACAAACCAATCAGTTATTGCTACAGTTCCATCTTCAAAGACAATTACATATCCTTTTTCAATTAGATGAGTTAAATCATCTTGTTGCCCACCAATTGAACGGGTTATAGTTTTAGGATTTCCAAGAAAACCATCATCATCTGCGTGCATACATAAATGAAAATATAAATTTTGAGTGGATACTGGCATATCGAGGAACTTGTCTGTCTCAACAACTTTGTCACTAAACATTCGTCTACCCATATTAGTTCTCCTTTCTCACCTTAGGACAATGCCTTTTCAATTTCCGATTCTATTTCTGGATCTTTTGCGTAATCTGGAATGCCATTAGATTGTTCTATTTTGGCTTTAGCTTGTTCTTTCTTATTAGCAGCTATAGCCATTTCTGTGAACTGTCTTACTGCTTCTCCATCAGCTGAATTTTCCTTTAGCTTTTCATGCCACCACTCAATCGGAACACTTGTCTTAGCGTCAAGTCCCATCTTCTTTTGTTTGTCACATTCGGTGTAAATGGTTACTAGAAATTTATTTTTTCCGTTGTAGTCAGCTTGATACTCATATAGTTGATCTCTAGTCATTTTCTTAGGCTTACTCAATATTGACTGTCGCCGTACTGGCTTTTGCGCTGGTTTATTGGTTACTTGTTTCTGTTGAGGTTGTTCAGGCAAATCTTCTCCCGCATAAACGTCTAATCCTAAACCTGCAAATGCTAAAGCTTTAACCAAACAACGCATCTGAGTTTTATTGATTTCAAAATAAGTCGGTTTAGCTATAACTTTATTTCGATAATCCATTACATAAAGCTTTGAACTATAGTTCTGTTCATCAATGGTTACTGCAACTTCTACTTCTGTTCCTGCGCTCGTTTGTCTATAATCTAAATTTCTGCCAGTTGCTAGCCAGCCCTCTTTAGTAAGAACATATTCAGGAAATTCTTTAATCTGATATGTAGCATCAGGATATAGGCTCTTAACCAAGCCCCAAGCTTTAGCCCAGCTTAGGTAATTTAGATTTCCTTTTTTTTCTAAAAGTGGCTTTACATCAACTTTTGCTAATGTTTCATATACTGATTTTTTCTTTTCTGTCATGATGTTACTCCTTAGGTTTCTGTGATAATGCCTGTTTTAGTACGGCTTGACGTGCGTCTTCTGCGATCTCTCGCAAGTAATTAATCTCTGCTCCCACACTTCCACCAGGAAAGCTGTCATCAATTCTTGGCTTAAGTGAGTTAATCCAATTGATAGCTTGCTGATAAGTTCCTTGCTTAAGAGATTCAGCAATAATAGCCTTAGTCCAATCACTGGCTTCTTTCTCCAGTTTGTATTGCCACGTCTTGTATTCTTTTTCGAACTCTGCATGTTTACTAGCCATCAGTAGTTGCCCTCCATACCGCCAAAGTAATCCATAACTTGCTCTTCCCAGAGGTCATCGTCTTGATCAACAGTAGCTAGATATTCAATTACTTCTTTTTTGTCCCAATCCGTTTTTTGAACAAAGTTATCAATACCCATTCCAAAAATTTGAGTAGTAATAAAGTGTTTGAAGTTATAATAATCACAACTACTGTCGCCGATTGTTACTAAAAACTTCCCTTCAAATGCTGAACTGATTCCTTGTTCGGCTAACTTTCTTTGTTCTTTCAGCAGTTGTTGTTCTCTAAAAGTTTTAGCCTGTTCTCGTGTCATAATCTCAATCATTGTGGTAAAATACTCCTTAGAAATTTAATTTATAAAATCTTTGATTAGTCGTTACTGATTGCAGTCGGTAACGGCTTTTTTTGTGTCATTAATGCAATTTTGAATTGTTTCTCGTATTCATCAGCAACCAAGGTTGGCTTGTCTTGCTTAGCAAAAAATGCGTTGCTATTGCTGATTAATCTTGCTTCTAGCGTCATGTATCTCACCTCCTCTAAATAAATAATTTCCAAAAGTAGTAACTCAACATACTTACTGCTAAAACTCCTGCTGCAATTACTTCCGAGCAGACAATAGCAAGTAACCAATCTGTTTTCTTTTTCATCTCTATCTCTCCAATTTTTTAACTTAGTCCAAATTGTTCTTTATATTGTTGCTCTGACCGCCAATCAAGAAATTGTGCAAATCTCTTAGCTTTAATCCGGCACTGCCGTTTGCTTTCAATAATGATTGCGTCTTTGAATGGCGATACTAAACAATCAGAACGCCGTCTATACCAAGTCATATACGACCAACTATATTTCTCTTGGACCTGCTTAGGCGTTAAAATCTGCTCCATTTTTATTACCTCTAATTTTCATCAGCATGTTCAAGTTCGTACTTGATTTGATCCATTGTTTCTTGTAAATCAGCAAAGTAAGTAACGCCATCATCAATTTGTTTTGGCCAAAGTACCCAAGCATCTTGATCTGTATCAAAAATTAATTCGCCGTAATTTTCTTTGTTAACCTTAACTTTTACTGTTTGTGTCATTTCGTCTTTGATAAATTCGATTTTCATTTTCTTGTATCTCCTTTGCTTGTTTCCTAAATCTTGTAACTTTTATTTAAAAAAATGGAAGGTGAAATATTTAAAGCATCTGCTACACCAAAAGCAAACTCAGCTGTAAAACGTAATGTTCCATTCAAATATCCAGTTAAATTAGATGGCGACATATTCATCTTTTTAGCAAGATAACTTTTCTTAATTCCATGTTCTTTTAGATATTGATCTAAAATTTGGGCGCTATTCTCTTTAGTAAGACTTGGCATGTTTTCCCTCCTTTCAGTTACAAATATCTTGTAACTTTATACTTATATAATACTACACATTTTTAAAAATACAATACTTTTCTACATATTTTTTGTAAAAATATTTTAAAAATATAAAATTAAGTTACAATATAATTGTAATTTGATTGAGGAGGTCAAAAATATGACCGATTTTAGTGATAAATTAAAACAGCTTAGAGAAGGCAAAGGCTGGAGTAAAACTAATGTTGCTAAACATTTAGGCATTGGACTTTCAACTTATGCTAATTGGGAATATGGCATTAGTGAGCCTGATATTCAAACTATTAATCAAATAGCTACTCTGTATGATGTATCTAATGGATACTTAATGGGCAATGACAACAGTGGAAATGAAGAAAATGAAACTAAATCCGTTGACTTAGAAAAAGACCCTGTAGTCCTTAGCTACGGTGGCCGTCCTGTTTCAGATGAAGATATGGATATTATCAAGGCTATCCTTGAAAGACATAAGAATGATGGAGACGTTCACTACGAATAACTATGTATAATAATGATTTACTACTATATATATGTCATTTAATTGAGGATCATAACCTCGGCGTTATACTTTCTCGCTTAGACGACAGACATTTTCGCTCTAGGTATCTTCCACAAAAGAAGCTCATTATTATTAATACGAACTGGTGGAATCCACCAGAAGTACCTTTTATGGCTGCGCATGAACTCGGACATTGCATTAATGGTGATAAAGGTGTTATGTACTATGCCCATGATTATGATTGGCAAGAACACGATGCCTTTAATAGAAACGATGACGCATTCAAGGAAGATCAAGCCGATCTGTACGGTTTAAATCTCATTTGGGATTATGCTTCTTCCCAAGGTTATACTTGCGAAGATCCCGGAGAGTTTATGTTGCAGTTTGGGATTCCTGAGAGAATGAAAAAAGTTGTTGCTAAAAAATTTGAAAGCAACAACGATCTACTATTTTAGGTGGTTTTATGTTTACCATTATTCTTATTGTAATTATTGTCTTTCTATTTTTTTATATTTTAGGTAGTAAGTCTGCTTCCTCTAATAATGAAGCTAATTCTATCTCTCATTCTGAAAATGATGATGATAAGTATTCAGAATATTTTCGAGTAACGAATTCAAGACCGAAATTTAATGATTATTATGGAAGAGATATGGATTATCCCAAATATAATGATAAATACGATACGGGAACTGAATTTAAATTGCGGCAGTTGCTGTTATTAGTTTGGTTTAGTAGAACCAAAAAAGGACGTTTAGTGACTACATCAATTCCTCAGTATTTTTACTACGATTACAACATTAATGGCAATAAACTTTTGCAACACTTTATTGCTAGAGGTTGGATAATCGAAGATGACGAAAGATACATATTGTCTGATGAAGGAAAAAAAGTTGCTAAACAGTATGCTGCTTTGTGGGAACTACACAGAAATAATCAATTTCCATTCTGTTTAGATGAAGATTATCCAAATTGGAATGATGGTGATCTTTTAAAAGAATACTACAAAAAGGAAATCAATTATCTTAAAGCAGAAATTAACTACACTAAAAAAATAATTACTTTTTATGAAAAGACTTCTTCCTTCTTTACTAGTAAAGAAGAGCAGGAACATGAAATTCAAGCTGAAAAAGCTGATATAGAAAGACTAACTAATCAAATAAATAAAGATCAAGATAAGATATCACTTGAAGTCCAATACTGATGACTTTAAAAGCTGAATGTTAAGGCTAACTCATAGAAAGAGAAAATTATGAAAAGAAGTATGAGATCAATCGCTACTGTATTTAGTCTCTTGTCTATTGGATTATCACTTACTGCATGTAGTAATTCGTCCAAGGATCAAGATACTTACAAGCAATCAGTCAGTGCTAGACGTGAAAGTTTAAGAAAATCGAGAGAAGAAAAATCATCTTCCGAAAATGAGCAAATCAAAAAAGCTAATAATCAATTAGTTCAAGATTTAAAAGGCAATCAAGATGATGCCAATAATGGTAATCATAATTACGATTATTCAACTTATGTTGAAAAAATTGACATTAAGAGTGATACCCAAGCTTATGTTTATGTTGATGAAAGTTTTATGAACTTAGACGATGTAGCAAAAACTAAAGTGGGTAATTCTATTTCTAATTTAGTTTTGCGTTCTATGGCAACTTCGGGAATGGACATTCAACCTGAAGATCAAAAACGTGGTATTTACCTTGCCTTTTACACAGGCGGAAATAAAGCTCTAGGTCATTCCAGATTTACCAATTATAACGAATATAAATTCTATTAAGATACGACCAGTTAACGCTGGTTTTATTTTTACAGTTTCTATGAACATTAGTTCCCCTAGGAGGTATAAAATGACTACAAAAGAATACTCTATGAACTGCGTCCCTTTAAAAAATGGAAAATTTCAGTATAGACAAAGATACGCCGATCCTCTTTTATCTACTCCTAAAAAAACGGTCTTTAAGTATGCGTGTGTAACACTTAATAAAGATACTAAGCAAGCTCAAAATAAAGCTCGAGAAATATTAACACAGAAAATCGCTAAAAAGCTTCATGGTGCTTCATTATCTTCTCAAATTACCTTTGGTCAAATTGCTGATGATTACAAAAATACAGCTAAAAAAAGACTAGCATATACTACTTACTACTCTAAATCAGGGTCTTTAAATAAAATTAGAGCATTAATCGGAGAAAATACCCTAGCTGCAAATTTATCAACTCAATACTTTAATCGTTTTTTTGACAATTTACTGTATAGAGATAAACCTTTATCTAATGCCACTGTTACCTCTTATAAATCAATTATCAATCAATGTTATGAAGAAGCTGTTCGACATGGTCTATTGTCAACCAATCCAATCAGAGATGTTAAAATTAATTATAGAAGTGAAGTACAAAAGCGAAGAAATGAAATTGAGAAAAAATATTTTGAGGAAAGTGAATTAACAGTTATTTTTGACGATATAAGAAAAGTAAATCGACCTGATATAGCAGATATCTTAGAATTTCAGGTCAAAACAGGGATGCGTATAGGCGAAGCTTCAGCACTTCAAGTAAAAAACATCGTTAAACATGGTGACAACTACTATGCAAGAGTAACCGGTGATTTATACCAAGTAAGGAAGCCTAAGCCTGGAACTAAAGCAATAAGAAAATCTAAAGGTGCTAAAAACGCAACTAGTAACCGTGATGTTTTATTGTCTCCATCTGCTCAAAAAATAGCCATCAGATTGATTAAAAACAAAAAGGCGAATGATTATATATTTAAGAATAATCGCTCGCCTCAGGGCTTTTTTAAGCCTACAAAATTAGATCTATTTTTAAAAGGAGTGAAAAAACGGACGAAAATTGATAAAATATTCACAACTCATACATTTAGACACTCATATATTTCTATACTGGCACAAAAAGGTGTTCCACTCCAAATAATTCAACAGCAAACTGGTCATAGTAATTCAAGAGTTATTAGTCAAATATATTTACATATAACTAAGAAAGCGCAACAAGATTTTGCTAATAAGTTAAAAGAAATTAATTTTTAA